AGTCCTTGATGTTCATCCAGGCACGGAATACAGCCTTGTTGCCATTCTTCTGATCTTTTCTATACAAGGGCTTGCCAAATGCCAAACGCTTGTGTATGTCAGCGGTGCCTTCATCTAGGCGATACCAACGGCGGTATTCAGTTTCATACTGTATTTTCAGTGCAGGTTGGATGTCAACCCAATCCCACCAGTCTTGTTCAGTCATTGTGCCAAATATGTGCTGCCAGAACTCTTCATCATCGTGCAGTTCACCTTTGAGCCTGTCCCAATGATAGTTGGTAATCTCTACATAATCTAGAATGTTCTGTAGTTTTTGATCATAGGTTCTTTTTGCCATTTTATAATCCTCTATACTCTCTTTGTCTTTTTAAATATTCATATCTGCGGGTTACCATTACATTGCTTAACTCCCAGGCTCCTTGATGATCTTCTCGCATCATTACATATTCATCTCTGCCTCTGCCACGAAACTGCCAAACACCTTGCCAAAGTCGTTGGTAGTCTTCAAATGACAACAGCCATACTTCATTGCGGAAATTGGCCTGTGCTTTGGCTCGTTGCCAGGCAATGTTCTGCTGGTGCGGTAATTCTCCCTGTATTTTCCAGGTGTGTGGTCTGAGTCCTGATCTTGGCATAGTGTTATTTATTCTGGTGCCTAAATAATCAGTCATTTCCTGGAGCCAGATAGTCAACTGAGTCTTGAATCCATTTCTGTATTTCTTGTTGGCGTGTTTCAGTACACCACACATAACCTCTTTCCTGGGGCAAACGCCAATGTAGTAGTTCAGGGCCCCAACCACCTTTAAACACAATTTCATTGAAGTAGCGTGTTTGATTGAAAAAGTCTAGGCGGGGGTTTTTAGGCACCCACTTGATAATTTCATTGTACTGTGCAAGTTCGCTGTGTTCGTACCAATCTAGTACTGGTCGCCATTCTAATTCAATTCTTTGTGTAGCCAACTCGTGCACCTTGATTATTGTATATGTAGGTCTTGCCCCCACCTGCTCCACAGAAGCTGGGATAGCGGCCGCCATTGTTTTGGCTTTGGCAGGGGTCTTGTGTGTTTAGATAGTGTGCATACAGTTCAAAAGGTGCGGCACACCCTGTAAGTGTTACTGCTACAAAAAGTATTAGAATTCGCATTGCCATTATCCTTAAAGTTCCCCCGTTTCGCGGACCACTACGGGGGGAAGTGGTAGAACAGGTAAAGGGCCCGTCCGCGTCACAACGACAAGGAGTCACTCTGTCGTTGAAGTTGTTCACGCCAAAATCGTTCTTGGCGTTTGTAATTGAGATATTGGGTGTGTGCTTGAATACGACGAGCACGATAATGTTCCATATTGGCCTGCAATGCCGCGGCACTTAGTTTGGGTTTAGGATCAATGTTCTGCACAACCACACCCTTCTGGGCCTGCTAGTTCTACTAGTTGTTCTAGTTCAACTGTTTTTTGTACCCAATCTTCTGCCCAATCTTCTGCTAGTTGTTCAGAGGCAAAAGGTTTAGTTTCTGCTTCGTGGCCGCAACAAAAACAATAGACAACATAATCTTGTTCTGGTAAACGCTGAAATAGATGAGCTGTCCTGGTGCTTTCAACATACTCACTTAAAAATACTCTATTACCCATTTTGTTTCTCCTTTTGCAGTTCTCGTCTTGCTTTAATTTTATTTATAGCCTCTTGTTTTCTTAGTTCGTGTTTGCGGGCTTCTTCAAGATTGAGTCTGCGAATCTGTTCCATCATTGTTTCGTTGGTGTTCATCACATATACTCTTTCATAAAACGCCAAACCCAATCTTGGGGTATTGTCTTGAATGCTTGTTCTCTGAGTTCTTTAGGCGGCTCAGTTTCTAACCAAGCAATAAACTCTTCATATGTGTTAAATTTCATACTGCTGACTTTCTGTATGTTAAAAATATAGTATAGCGTATGCTGTATTTATTGTCTACCTCAAATTTCACCAATCTAGGCCTTGCCTAAAATATGCGACTTATGGCAACGCACTGATATTTGGGCATTATACCAATTGTCACTTTCTAGCACACCATTGTAAAATTGTTCTTTGGCTTCCCAATATGAGCATTCTGCTTTGGAGTAGCACAAGCGAATGATCTCTCGTGAGAACTGATCTTTGCCCTGTAGCTCAATGTCTTTGGTTAGAGCTTCACTTGATCCATAATAAGTTAGCCAATCACTATCCACTTTTGATTTGATTTTCTTCTTCACTCGTTTGCCATTCTTCAGTGTCATCATCTTGTATCGTGTCTTTGAGAACTTTGCCAACTTCTTACCAATATACTTTTTGTCATTTATCAAGTTAGTAATTAGATACACAAAGCCAACTACATCATCAGGAAGAGCCGTAACCTCTTTATTATTGTAAATCCACATAGACTTAGTCCTTACTATTAAAGATGTCTTACAGACATCAACTCATTTCGCTTCCGCTCACTCGTATGTCGCTTCGCTTTCTTCTTTCAGAAACACATAATGATCTATTGAGATACTTTATGTAGATTGTTTCAGTCAGACGGAACCGTTTTCAGCGGCACCGTCTATCTTTATGTGAGTTGCCCCAGCCAAGACTTATGGAAGCAGGTGTTTTCATCACTGTTGCTAAAGGACTCTGTGCTTTTCCTTACCTGCCACGATATACTTTAAAAAGTATTCTAAACCTCGTTCCTAGTGTTTAGATGTTTATAGCCAGTGTGTTCGTATGCTAACATTCATACTATATCAATGCGTTGGTTATCTTTGTTTTCAACCTCAAACCCACTTCCAATTTTTCAGGATAGTTGCCTAGGCAACGGGGGTGCCTCAATATGTCTCGTGTCCAGTTATTCCCTGGTTTTTCCACAGCCCAATTATATCTGGCGGGCCAACCTTGTGTGTTAGATGATAGTGCCTAAAATGATTTGGAATTGCCAATGATGCCTAAGTGTTTTGCCTGTCACAAGTATTTATATAAGAGACAAAATATTAGAATTAAATGTGGTAAAAGACGAAACCCACTAAAGAGTGGGCTTCTAACAGGGCTCGTTTCTAATGGCAATAAGAAACTACTTTTTGATTTAGTGACAGCCAAACCATCCCTTAGGATTAACGGATATTTGTCCCTGCTAATAATATTTATTCCGCCTGTGTGTTTTCACAATGAATTGTGATTATTTCGTGTTCATTTTCAAATGACACTTGATGTCCAGTCTTAAGTGTGCTGTAATGATTTGAGGCATTGTTGTCTGGTACGGTATATTTGCCAGTGTCTTTGTTCAGATACTTCTGACAAGTCACACATCGTTTACGCCAATGCAGGCCTAGTGCTCTTGATGGATATATTTTGGCAGTAACTTGTCTGCCATTGGGGCAATGTTTGCCGCAGTCTTCACAATTTGTGGCACAGGGTTTAAGTTTAACCAATATGGGTACCACTGTGGGATTGACACCATCAACAAGCTGCACTGCCATTTCTGGCTCTTCACCTTCCACAATAGGTTTAGTTTTGCCTTTGGCTAATTGACGGCTTTTTTTGATTTGGGTGTCGCTGACCTTTTCAAATCGCCATTCTGCTACTTCGTTCAGTCTTTTTCTAAATTCTTTGTCGTCCATCCCATACTTATCTGAGGCTCTTTGCAACCTCTATTAGAATTGGAACAAAGGTAGCACCACAAAGAATAATCAAGATGGCCCAAATACGATTGTCTATCTTGTCTACTTTGTTTTCAACACGATCAATGTCTTCTGCCATATGAGCAAGATGATTTTCTTTAATGGTTTTGATTTCTTGGGCAAGTTCTTTGATAGTCATTATGCGGACCTCGCTAGCACTTTAACGCGGAAGTTTCTGCGATCAATAAGCCCATTGGTTGTGGTCACTTGGCAGGTCACTGTATAAGTCTTGCCTTCCTGTCCATTGCTTAGTTCCACAAAGGTCTTGGTACCAACGCGGTTTTGGCTAACCTTGATTAGGGGATCTGGATCATTGGCACGGGCGGTGATAGTATATGCCACAGCACTTAGGCTGTCTCCTACTGGAAGCCACTCGCTCCACTCAAAGGTGTAGACCAATTGTGCTTCTGTGTCTTTTTGGATGGTTAGTCCCTGTATAGTTTGGAAAAATCCTGTTGTAGCCATATTATGTGCTCCTTATATTATATATTCTTGTTTCTTGATCAACGGGGAATACTCTTGTTTCCGCTGTGATATTGTATAGCCAGTTCTCATTGGGTATCACATAAAGAATGTCATTGTAAACTGGTACCTCGTCTGGTACAATGTAAACATAATCCTCACGAGCTATGGTATAGACAAATTGGGTTAGACTGGCCGCATCAATTTCACGAACAGCCGCCACAAAGGTCATTGCTGACGAAATCGTAATACTGAATTGTTTTATTCTCGTCGCATTTGCCACAATAGTGACCTGAGCCTGTAGTGTGGCCTGCCCGCGGTTAACTTTAACAACATTTGCAACTACCGTCGTAGATACAGCCAGGTTAGCGTTGAATGCACGGAACTTGTCAGCACTTGCAGTCAAGTTAACCGCTGATGTTGCCGCTAGGGTAATTCTCGCAATTTTATCACCAATCGCTAATAATGTGGCAAAGTTATTGGCAACAAGATTAGCACCTTCAATGTGACTGATAACGCAACTTACACTGGCAACCGCAGTTTGACTGCTTGAAGCACTGACAGTTTTATTTGCTGCCGCTGCCAGAGTTGACTCACTGCTAACAGTTGAACTTAATTGAACAACTTCATTAACGGCAGCAATGACTGTGAAGCTTGAACTAATACTGCTGTCAATGCCTCTTAATCTCAATGCAGATGTAGTCTGTGTGAATTCTGCACTTTGATCGCTTTCAGCAAACTTACCAGCAAGAACATTGGCAGTTAATGTGGCAAAGCCATTTGCAACAATATCAGCACCTTCAATGTGACTGATAGTAGCACTAACAGAGAATGCTGAGCTTAGGCCTGCAGAAGCAACAAAACTAGTATTAGCAGTTGAAGACTGTGTAAACTGACTATTTTGATTTGAAGAAAAACTAACCAATCTAGTGGCAATAACTTCAACTGCTGATTCACTTGATAGTGCAGAATCAAAACCATTTAATTTTATAGCAGTAGTGCTTAATGCAAATTCACTAGAAACAATAACAGTATTCGTGCCAGTTTTAATGGCTGCGGCTGCAACCGTAAATTGACTTGCCTGGGCTGAATTAAATTGTTTAATACTGCCAATAATTGATGATTGACTTGCGTTGACCTGTAGAATAACGCCAAAGCCGCGTAGTGTATCATTGACAGCAGTTAGACTAACACTAGAACTTAAATCTGCAGAAAGTTTCTTATTGGCAGTTAATTCAGCAGTTAGTGTTGAAACAACATTAGCATTGACAAAGAATTGAGCAATCTTAACAACTGCTGCCAATTCGCTGGCAAGGGCTTCAGTGTTTATAACTGCACTGGCTGTTTTAACAGCTGATATTTCAAGAACTTCGTAATAACCAGTTTCTAAATAGTCTCCTAGAATATATGGTCTAGAAGTAGAAAATTCACTAGCCAATAAGGCACTGGCAACTTTAACTTTTTCTGCTGTGGCGGATAAAGTAGATTCAGCATTTAATGCACTAACACCAAATCTAACTCGTTGACCTTGTGTTGATGTAGCAGCCTCTGTTGATAGTGTACTAGAACCTGTTGCAGTCTTTACCGCATCTACTGATTGTGTAAATGCAGAATTAATATCAATTGAGGCAAATCTAACTCTTAAATTATCTGCTGTAGATGCAAATTCACTAGATTGTGTGCTGGCCAATTGTCTAGTAACTTGGCCTATGGCTGCAAGTGAGACATTGCTGAACGCAACAAGATCAGCACCTTCAATATGGCTAATTGTGCCTGTAAAAGTAGCCTGAGAGTCAAGAGCAGAAACTATGTTTGCTGTCTTAACAGCCTCTGTGGATTGTGTGAATACTGCGTCTTGATTACTTGTAAGACTTCTTGTTCTTGCAACATCTGCTGACTGTGTAAACGCACTGGCTAAACTGGCTGAACCAAATCTAACTCTTATACCTACTGCGGAAATAGATGCTTCACTAGATATGGCAGCGGCGAATTCAATGAATCTTATTCTATCAACTGCGGCTGTAACTGTGGCAGCACTGGAGATAGTTAGTGCATCTGCAACCTGTTGAATGCCTATGTCATCGCGATAGTCAATGTCATAATGGAATAAGGCTCTGGTATAAGCACTGTCAGCATTCCAACGACGATCAGTTGGCACTGTAATTGATGTTTGTGTAGGAGCAAAACCACTGGCGTTATTTGTACCTTCTGGGCCAGTGATAATTCTTAATTCATCAATTTTAAAACTAGTACCATATTCACCATCTGGGCCAACTCTTAAGAAATAATTGCTAAAACCTGCTTGACCATTAATGTTGGCAGTGTTAAAAGCTACTCTATTACCGTCCAGCCAAATAGCATTGCCTTTGTTATCTCCATTGGCCCAGCCCTGTGTGGCAATGGCAATATGATGCCAAGTGTTCACGGTAATGTTAATATCAAATACTTGAAAAGTAACGCCTCCAAGAATTGCAATTTGACCAGTGGCTCCAGTTTTTACTGTGACATACCAAACATAATTTGGGTAGGAGCCGCTAGTAGAACTATATAAACCTACAATAGGTACAAAATTTTGTGTTATACCACCAGAATAGAACCAAAACTCAACCAGTCTATCATTGTAAGGACCACTAAAACTAGAGGCCATTGAAGGAGTAGCGTGATGATCAACATAACCTAGATTGGCTCCAGTAAATGTTGTGCCAGTGCCTGATGTTATTGACAAACTACCACTACCAAACTTCTTGATGCTGGTATCTATTAGCCTTCTACCTGCGTCTGATGATAGTCTCTTGATGTCTAAAGGTCTATCACGATACACCACAGTGGTCACAGCACTTATTGTCTGTGTTATTCTTGCTGTTCTATTAACCAGTGCTGTTTGTGTAAACTGACTAGATAGATTTAGTATAATACCAGGATTGCGTCTTACATCTGCAACAACTGTGGTGTTGGCAGATTGCGTTGATGCTATCTGTTTAATTCTTGTAGCAGTAGCAGTTAAGGCAGCATTGCTGAATGCCACAAGGTCAGCACCTTCAATGTGACTGATAGTAACAGTGAACACAAACTCAGATGCTAAAGCACTTGATTGATCTCTTGTTCTATTATCAATTGCAACAGCCAATGAAAAAGCCGCTGACTGTAGGGATGCATAGTCGCGGCTTCTAGCATTGATTGCTGTTAAAGAGAACTCTGCCGCTTCTTCACTGGCTGTATTTCTAGTTCTAACAAAATCAACAGCTACACTGAAAGCCGCACTGGCTGTTATATTATTATCACGGATTCTACGAACCGCTGCCTCTAACTGTGCGTTGCTAAATGCTGTAAGATCAGCACCTTCAATGTGACTGATTGTTGATGTTTGTGTAAATGCGGATGTGATTGCACTTTGACCACTGGCTATAACATTTACACTAACACTGGTAGAAATAATACTGGCAAAAGTGCCAATGGCAAAAACAGGTTCACCTGTTTTGGTCAGTAATGCTGATAGACTATACTCACCATTGATGGCATTACCTTCAAGGCCAAAGTAATCAAGGGGTAGATAGCCATCAACAAAATAAGGAGTTAGACCCGCACTGGCTTCCTTAACTACTGTTAGATAGCCAGCTACAAGATAACCTTCTTCAAAGTAAAACTGATCCACAATAGATCCTTATACTGTTTCTAATTTTGTGCCACTGGTTCCGCCTTGTGGAATATATCCCAGTGTGTTTTTATAAAAATTGTTAAGGCTAGCAATCATATCTGACTCGTCAAGATCTACAACTTGTGTTTCAGTTTGATTTTGTTGATTTTGAAATGTAATTTTGTAGAGCATACATAATCCTTATGTGCAGGCACTAAGTGTGCCAGTTACAGTAACACTGCTACCGCCTAATGATCCCAACACATCATCAAATGTGGCCTGAGTAGCACCTTTGTGATATATGTGTGGAGTTGGTAATCCTGTGCTGGTTCCACTTGCACCCATATCAACAACCCCGTTGTTATAGAATTTTGCAATATTGGTATCAATGTCAATGTCTCCACCATACCAGTAGACCTGTGCAATACAGCCATTCCACAGTCTTGCGGCAACTGTTGGATGTCCGCCTAGACCATAACCATTACTGTTGGTGTCTAAGTTTCCTACTCCAAATGTATTTGTGTGATTTAGTGCGGCGGTATCATAAAGTCTTACACCATTTAACCATACTTGACTTCTGCCACTGTTGCTAAAATTGTTTTTTGTAACAATATGATTCCAAGTGCCACTAGTAAATGCACTTGGGGGTGCCTGTTGCAGGTCGTAAAAATTGCTGCCAGAGTGGGAGTAGTGTCTAATGTTCCCACCTGTAAGTTCACAGAGTATTGGAGCATTACCATCACTGGTATAGGTGGCCACTAATATTGCTTCATCACCTGTTGGTGAACTGGCCAATTTGAACCAATAAGATGCCACAGACACTTTGGCTCTTACATTTGAACTATGATTCCAGACTCTAATCTTTTCACTGCTGGCTCGTTGGAATTCAACACCACTTGGCGTTGTTATAGATGCCACACTAGTGTCGTTAATTGTAATTGAACTTGAAGTAGCAACAACAGTGCCACTGGTACTAACAGTTCTTACTGATACTGTAAATGTTTCTGCACCTTCTGTGGTTGTGTCTGCTGTAGGCGTTACTGAGAAACTGCCTGCGTTTGAAGTAATAGTAAAACTACCACTACTAGTAGCAAAGTCGCCAGCATTAGTATTCACTGTAAAATAGTAAGTACCATTGGTAATATTTGAGCCAGTGACATTGAATGTTAGACTGCTGCCTTCATTAACTGAAGTGGCTCCACCAGCGGCCGCAACGGCATAACTTGGTGTAGGTGTTACGCTAGTATCATTGATTGTGACTGCTGAACTGGTGGCAATAATAGTTCCGCTGATGCTTTCAGTTCTTACTGATACTGTAAATGTTTCTGCACCTTCTGTGGTTGTGTCTGCTGTAGGCGTTACTGAGAAACTGCCTGCGTTGCTGGTCAAACTAAAACTGCCACTACTGGTTCCAAAATCGCCAGCATTGGTCACAGTGTAATACAAAGTTTGATCAGTAGCACCTGCAGTGGTAACATTGAATGTTATACTGCTGCCTTCATTGACACTGCTGGCCGCTGGAGTTATTATTACTGAAGCATCATCAGTGAACACTGTTGAGGCATTAGTGCCATCTGCGTGTATCAACAACAAGGTATTGCTATCATTGACAAATGCTGTGGTTGGTGGTGTAAAGGTGGTGGTGTAACGGGCTGTGTTAGAAATACGAAGTTCATCTATGTAACCATTTAATGGAAATGTTCCTTGCGTATTGCATCCAATACTTAGATCAATACTTGATGATCCAAATGTTTCTGTGCTTCCAATAGTTTTTGCCTGTCCTACTGCACCATCTTTATACAAAGTAAGACTGGTTCCGTTGCGAACAATTGCAAAATGATACCAGGTGTTATTTGATATTGCAGTTGTTAAAGTATTATTTGCAACTAGGTCATTGCGATAATCAAATTCTACACTAGAACTATAGGTATAAAGCACAAAATTACCTGAGCCAAATCCTTCGTTTCTATTACCAATAATGACATCAATGACACCTGAGGCGTCAGCAATTCTTCTAAACCACAATTCAATAGTAAAAGGACTTGTGCCAAAGTTAAAACTACTGCTGGCTGGCACAATCAGGTAATCACCTGTGCCATCAAATAGAGCACTTGCACCACCAAACTGGCTTTGTGCAGTTGATACTTGTGCATTGCCATTAGTAGTGATAGTTTTTTGAGTCCGCCCTACTAGAGCAGCCGCAGTCATTGTAAATGAAGCCCCAACCATTGAACATAGAATACTCATTACGATATATTTCCTGTTAGAATTGCCACTGTTGATGAAATAAACAGAATGTTACAAACACCACGGGTGGCTAAACTTACTGATGTCTTATTTGTATTAGTGCCAGCAATATAAGCATTGGTTGTTGACAATGTGATTGTGATTGCGGCTGTGTGATTGTTATAGACTACCACAACATCGCCTGCGGCAAATGTTGAGTTAGGAACTGTGATTGAACCACCACTGCCTACCTGCACAAATTCAGCACGGTCACTTGTGGTCAATGTGTATGAACTTGACTTTTCTGCACCTGCTGAAGGTATGCTTCTAAAGCCAACACCATTAGTGCCATCTACTGTACAGTTAGACAAGGTACCACTTGCTGGTGTGCCTAACACTGGAGTTACTAATGTTGGGCTTGTGGCAAATACTAGACTGCCTGTGCCTGTTTCATCTGTGACTGCGGCAATTAGATTAGCACTTGAGGGTGTGCCTAAGAATGTAGCAACTCCTGTACCTAATCCACTTACACCACTGCCAATTGGCAAACCTGTGGCGTTGGTCAATGTCGCTGAACTTGGTGTGCCTAATGCACCACCTGATACTAATGGTGTAGCACCGTTTGATGCGGCTGTGATACGACCTTGAGCATCAACAGTGATTGAAGCATAGGTATAACTGGCAGGAGTCACTGCCGTATTGGCAATTGAAATAGCACCACTAGTAATGCTGATGCCTGTTGACTGTGAAAAACTATCACGGGCTCTTTGTGTAGTAAAATAAAGATTAGTGCTGCCTTCTGTGACAGCATCTGTTGAGCCAGGGCTTGCTGAAATCTCAACATACGCACTGCCACTCCAACGATAGATCTTGTTGTTGTCTAGTGTGACATAGATCTTGCTAGTTTCACCTGTGCCTGGTAGTGCTGCTTGGTTAGCGGCTTCTACTACATCGTCAACATAACTTGGTAGTTGAGCACTGGCTACTTTGCCACCGCTGTCTAGGCCAGCATATCCATTATTTTGATTTTTGTTAGCAGTGTTCTCTGCTGTAAAGCCTAAACTAGTTTGATAACCACTTAGGTCTGGACCTGTGATAGTGATTGTGTCAGCATCTGTTCTAGATACTGTGACATTGGTCGCACCAGCAAATTTAACTGCGTCTGTTGTGCTATCACTACCAACTAAATTTAAGTTTGCACCACCTGTGACAGAACTGGCGTTTTGTGTATAGGTAGTATTGGCATCTGTGCCATTGCTTGCGGCTGTTATACGCCCTTGTGCATCTACGGTGATGCTGGCCAAAGTATAACTTGCGGCTGTGACTGCGGTATTGTCTAAATTAAGTGTAACTGTGTCTGTTGCTGACATCACTGATGTTAGACCAGTGCCGCCTGCAATAGTCAGAGTGTCATTGAGATCTAAGACTTGACTGCTGCCGCTATCGCCAGCAACGGTAATGGTTGCATTTTGTAAGTTGGTAAAGTTTGCATCCCCTTCAACGAATGTGAGTGCGGAGCCTTTGCCTGCTCTGGTTACGATAACTGGTTTCGTCATTTTGCTCTAGATCCTTTTAGTTGTTATTAAAAAGGGCACAAGAGCCAGTAGCCCAAGTGCCCATAGCATAAACCTATTAGGCTAAGCTGATTGTCAAATTACCGCTAGATACCTGGAATGTGTCGCCTGAATCTATGGTTTTGCTGGTTGTGACTTGACCGTAGAATAACACATTACCACTACCGCGTGTACCACCATCCATAACGGCAATGTGAGTAACTGTTCCCCAACTTGCTGTTGCAGGATCAAATGTCACTGTTGCGGCTGTGGCTGAACTGGTAGGGTTAGTACCAGTTGCGGCTGCAAATGTTACTTCCTTACGAGCGTAGGCTGTGCTTCCTGATGTAAGCACTTCGTTGGTTGAAGTTGTGCCTGCTTCTAAGTTGGCTGCGGTTGTTGCGGCATCAATATCGCTCTTGAACAATGCAAGATACAGAGTGGTTGGTGCTACATAAGGTGCTGTGCCATAACGCAATGTATGGTCTAATAGTTTTGCTTCTAAAAAATTACTGGCTGCGGACATAATAGTCTCCTTGGTTGTGAATATGTTGTCTGACTAGACAACATAGGGTTGTCTGTGGTCAAAATGTTTTTGACAATGTATTTACACAAAACCTCAAAAATCATTGAAAAAAGGTAGAAAAAGATCACTTAGGCATTGTAGCCATAGAGTGTGGTTGTGCTGCCTGTAATGATTCCTCTTGCTGGTACTGAATTAAAAGTAGTAATAACTCTAACTGGGAACCCGCCTGCATTAACACTGGCAGCGGCAACTTGAATTTGCTCACTAATAATAATAGCACCGCCTGACACTGTGCAAACATATGGTATCAATATTGTGGCTTCTCCTGCTTGTGGTACAGGAAAATAAGCACTTTGTCTTGAACTTATACCAACCAATGCTCCTGTAGTACCATTAAAGACTCCACACCAAACTACAGGAACTGAAACATATGAACAGGTGGTTGTAGCAGTATCATTATCTAATATTGAAATGCTGGTTGAATTTGTTCCAACTTCAGCACAAGGATTATTTAATAAGGGTTCAATAGTAAATGTAATGCCTTGTGTGCCAGTAAATGTGTTGTCATCAGTTGTGGCAATTACTAATGTTCCAGTTCCACCGCTAATTGTTATATTGCCAGTAAGTGGTGTGCTTACTCTACCTGTGCCAGCACCTGTAATAGCGTAAGGTACAGTGACATTGGCTTTTGATCCTGTGGCTGTTACTGTTACAGTAACACTAGCACCTTCTGTAATGCTGGCCGCAGTTTTAGTTACACTATAAGTGTAATCAGCAGAGGTATCATAAATGTTAACAGTGGTAACAAGACCACCAATAGTAATTGTGGCTGTTTCGTTGCCTTCAGTAGTAGCATCTGCAATAGCAGTAAATGTTAGTGTACCTGTACCATTAGTTACTGTAACAACACCTGTTAAAGGAATTGATATATCTCCTGCTGAGACACCAGTAATTGTGTAATCGTAATCTAATGGTGGAATATCAAATAGGCAAACTGAGCAGGTATGTGTTACTGTGATTGTTTTTGTGCCGCCCTCACACATTGTGCCGCCTGCGGAAATAGTGGCCAATGCTGGTTTCTTTGCTCCACCTAGCACTTTATCAAGTTCAGCGGCTGCTGTACTAGCAGGTTTTGTTTGTTTGGTATAAACTGGATTGCCATTGGCATCAACTATTGGATTGCCATTGGCATCTTTGGCCTGTGTTCTTCCAAACAACTTGTTTAACAAACTGTTAACAACACCCAGACCCACATTGGCAGCAAGCATACGACCAATACTAAGAGCAACCTTGGCATCGTCTAGATCTTTTAAAGTTTCATTATTTTCTTTAAGTTTAATACCTGTCTTTTTAGATTTTTCAACAGCAACTAGACCAGCAGTTGAGTAAACATCTGCAGAATATTCTAGAGCAGTAATGTTAATTGTAATGCCTTCTTCATCTACTTCTTCAAGTCGTGTAACGCGAAATACCTTGCTGGTATATCCATACATTGTGCTAGTAACATCAATGAGATCTCCTGCTTTTAGACCTAAGGCTGTGTAGTCAGTGGTAAAGGTTATGATCTTGTTTAGTCTACTTTGTTTAAGTTCAACACTGGCAATGTATTGTGCCTGTACAGGATCATTGATTAAATTGCTTTGAATGTTGAGAGTGTTATCAACCTCATTAAGATATCTATTTTCGCTAGGAATTGTGACTTCAACAAAGTCTGTTTGATCACGAAGTTCTCTATGTGGAAACTCTAGACTACAACTGTTGTAAAGTTCACTAACTCCTGTTTCACTGACATTGATACTGCCAATGATATTTGAGTTGTTAAAACTCTTGATACTAGCACCTGTAGTGTTTATAATTACAGCCCATTTACCTTGGCTAATATCAAAGGTAAGGAATGCACCAGCGGCTGTGCAAAGATCGTTTAGATTTTGTAGTGCTGTTTTGTCTGTTGAAACAACACCGTTTATGTTTAATGGTTGATATAATGATGACATTGTTTATCCCTTAGATGTTATTCTAACACCAACTACGCCTGAACCTGGATAATTCCCACCAGAGCCACCCCCGCCGCCTGAAGCACCACTAAAGTTAGTTGATGTTGTTATACCATTGTTATGAGCAACTGGATTGGAAATAAGATTACCTATGGCACCACTTCCAACATTGACAAATTCTTGGTTGACAATATCACCAGCACCACCGCCGCCATAATATCCATACATAGAGTTAGCACTTGCATCCCAAAATATAGCAACGCCTCTTCCGCCAACAGGGTCAGCGGTTAACACTGAAGATCCATTACTAACCGCAGTAATGGTTATTGTAAATTCATAAAAACTTATACCAGCAGGATTTGTACCTCTGACTGTGTCCTGAACTTGACTAGACAAAATCTTAATGGTGTCACCTGGACCATAACCACTTCCTGGATTGCTAATTGTAATGGTAGGTGGATATAAGGTGCCAAATTGACCCTGTGGTCCAGGAACTGAAATATTAAATGTTATCCCTGTTCCTGTTCCCGTTACATTAGTGCCAGAAATATTTGAGTAATTTAATGTTCCAGTGCCAAGAACAGCATTTATCTGACTGGTTCTTCCATTATTTGCAGTAGTATCAAAATCAGCAATAATTGATGCATTATTTTTAGTATCTCCAGCACCACCACCACCACCACCTTGATAATTGTTGTTGTCTCTTAGATAGGTTGCCAACCCTCCTAAATTACCATTACCGCTGGCTCCGCCTGTTCTTACATTATTCCGTGTGGTAGCAAGATGAGGAACATTAATACCTGTTTTTCCTCCTCTAGCAGTTAGACCAAACGCAACAGTATTACCGCCATCTGATACATTCATATTTGACCCTGGGGAAACATTGCCAGCTGCCCCAACAGTAATAGAATATGTTTGATTTGTAATTTCAACATTTGACTGTTGGATAACTTCACCACCACCACCACCTCCGCGACATCTAATTTCATCAAATCCTGATCCATTTGGAGGAAACGGAGCACCTCTTGTTCCACCACCACCAACTAGGGCAATTTCAAAATTGCCATATCTAATATCTTCAAAAGTTGGAGTATAAGTCTGACTAGAAGTGAATATAAAACTTCTTGCATTAGCATAGGTAGCATAGGTACCAGTTAGTGCAACAGTTTGTGATATCTGTGTAACTGCGTTTTTAATCTGCGTGTAGGTCAGCGTTCCGTTGCTGGAAACTCCCACTGTTGGATAAAATCTAACACTACTAAATTTAGCATTGCATTGTGCCTTAGTACCAGCAAATGTTAAACTACTAACAGGAGTATCACTACTTCCAAAAGCAAATTGGCCTAATGAACTAGTAAATCCAATGGTGTAGGTATTTCCTTCAGCAGAATCAAAGTCACTTATAACAGGAATTGTTGTTGTAAAGATATTATTACCACGATTAGCAATATAAGATCTTGTTTCGTTCATATTTGTTATTTCAATGTCATTGCTTCCGCATAATATTGCCTGCGTTTTAGTGGCTGTTTCATCTCTAGGTGTTGTTAACAAATAACTTAATGCAAAATCGCTTGCCCAGTCAACTGAAGTTGTCACTGCTAGATAATTTAATGTATTGTTGATTTCTGTTCTAGTTCCAGAAAGTGTTAATACTTTTGTAGAACTATTAAAAGATTGTGTTCCAATTTGTCCTTGGGTTTCAACATCGTCTGTAAAATTACCATTAAAATGTAATAAAAGTTTTGTGTTTGGATTCCAAGTATAGGCTGCTGTTTCAAGAGCAAAAGTTGAATCAACATATCTTGCAACATTGCTAATTCTAATTTCATCTAGATTACCATTTAAAACACCGTTTACAGTAGTTCCACCTGAAAGTGTTATTGTTGGATTACTGGTATACCCTGTGCCTGCATTATTAACGGTAACGGCAGTAATAACACCGTTTGTAATTACTGCCGTGGCAGTTGCTTGAACACTATTTGTAGCAGAAACTGCTATTGAAGGAACGGAAGTATAATTTGTTCCTTGATTAGTAACAGTAACACTAGTAATAACACCATTTGAAATATTAGCAGTGGCAGCGGCATTAGCACCTCCTCCACCTGAAAAAGTAAGTGTGGGTGCTGTGGCATAACCGCTTCCTCCACTGGTAACTGTAACAGCAGTAATTGTATTTGTTGAAGCATTACGAACCGCAGTTAGAACGGCATTGGTACCGCCTGCTGGAGCACTAATTGTAATAGTTGGAGGAGTAGCATAGCCACTTCCACCGTTGGTAATTGTAATAGAATCAATTGAAGTATTTTCATTGCGAACAGGAGTTAAAGCCGCAGCAGTAACAACGGCGGTCCAAGTTTCTCTCCAATATCCGTTATTGTTTCCAAGGCCATCATTAAAATAATAACCTTTACCAATTTGCAAATTACCTGTGCTATCTGCTATTGTGGTTACAGCAGTTTGTTGTTCGCGTGTTCCGTTTTTATAAGTTGATAACACCCCATCTTTGCAAGAAAACGCAATATGAGTCCAAGTATCTGCTGTAAGTCTAGATGTAATTCCTAACCTAGCTACTCCAACTAATGGAGAAACTGATGTTGGTGGGTTGTATCCGCCTAAGAATTCTACATAACCATTTTGTAATGCAATACTCCATCCTAAGTGAGCTCCAGATGCACTAGAACTAATTTTATTCATAATGCCACCTGAGCTGGTCTGTACAGGTACTCTTATCCAAAAATCTACAGTAAAATCATCTGCACCAAAGTTAAAATCATTTAAATTAACATTTGTACTAATATAAGAAGTTGTAGTACCATTAGAACTCATTGATGCAGCTCCAAATTTAATTTGTGCTGTTGAAGTTGTTGCAGCCCCTGCATTAGACATTGTCTTTGCCCTGGGCTGTGAACTAATAGTTGATACTCCTGTAGTTGTTGATGGAGTTATTTTTAAGTTATAAGTTCCTGTCCCATCATAAGGCGTGTCTGTAATTATAGGAAATCCAGTGACATTATTAAAAGAAGCATCTTCAATAAAATAACTTGGACTTGTGTTAGTTAATTTTGTTAAATTATAACTTTTAAAAGTTTGAATTGTATTGTCTGTTGTTGAATTTAAACTATTTGATACTGCATAATTTATAGAAAAATCTGTATCTTGAGCATTAGTTGTTAGAGTAAGCCCTGCTAGACGACTGTTTACTTGAGTTCTTGTACCAACTATAGTAAACACTTTTGTTGTTGAATTAACTGTGAATGTGCCGCCTGTACCTGTGGTTGTCCAATTACTAATTGAAGCTTTATCATTAGGTGTGCCAATCACAGTCCAGGTCACACCTGGATAACTTGCATCTAAATTTACCAGTTGTGTACCATTAGTAACTAACGCAGTATTACTGGCAGTATAGGTAAATTCTAGTGGGGTTGTTAAAAATACAACATCATTTACTGTCACTGATGTAATCCAAGACTTGCTTTGATTACCACTGACTTGACTGTAATATGCAATAGTACTGGTATAGCTCCAAATGCCGTTATAATTAGCAGGCATTGAAATGCTTGCATATTTTACAGCATCCCATTGAGCTTTACTAGTAATACCGCTAAGTCTGTAAACGCCAGTTGATACGGTTGTTACTGTGACACCAGTTGGTAAACTTGCCCAAGAAACTGTTGCTCCATTTAAATTGAATACATTGATAGTGTATGTTGGTTGACTTTGACTTGCATTTAGTATTTCAAGTATTTCAATTCCAACTGCGGAACTAAAACTAAATCCCTCATCAACAATTTGACTTTGATTAACAGCACTAGGTGTTGTAAAAGTTACATTAGGAATTCTGTTATCTGTAAATTCAAAACTAAGTGCTGATGCATATCCATTTAATTCTGTTAGGCTGTTCATACGCTATAAATCTCCGCATCTGGAATACCAGCACCGTATCTGGTATTTCTCATATAATCATTTAAGCAATCACCAGGCAAGGTCATTGAGTTTGTGAGTTTGAATTCAATTTCACCAAGGCTGGTAACATCGCGTTCTTTGTTGTATTCAACACGAACAAGAGCAAATATTAAATTTGTCATTGCGTGATTTGCAGTCCAATTTGGCATTAAGTCTCTAGCAAATAACATATTACCATTAGTGTAACCTTCTGGCACTACTGGTGAGTTTGATCCGTTGTTGAAACAATAGATCTTAATAAAACCATTCATTTGATTATCTACATTACCATCCGCATCTGTAATTGATTGTACAGTAATGCCATCACTTTGAAATGTAACTTCCCCTGAATTTAGATAAACTTTGTTAAATGTAAATGAACTGGCAGCACCTGTGCTTAATAGTGTTCCAGTCTTTTCACAGATTGTAATGCAATACCACATTGTTTTATTATCACTGGTAAGAACAGCATCTGTAATAATGCCTTTGGTAAATGCAGTTCCATAAACTATTGGTATTGCGTGGTTAGTGTCAGGGCTAAGTTGTTCGCGAACATATCTGTCAGGTTGAGCAGTTTTAGCTGTTTCAGGTTTTGAATTGCCTTTGTTTACACTTTTGCTAACTTGATTCAATATCAGACCCAGTGCGGCAGTTTTAGCCACATTGATTGCAATATTTTTTGAAGTCTGACTTCTGAAGATTGCACTTCCTATGCTACTTAGATCATCTAACCAACTCATTTTTTAACTCCAAAATCAAAGTAACTGCTTTCTAGACTAGGTACACGATCCATTGATATGTCAGTGCTATAGAATTTCTTCTGACTGGCTGGATTTGTTTTGCGTCCCGCTATCTTGTTGTCTAGGATATCAACATTACTGGCACAGGTCAACAACAAGGTGTTACTGCTGTCTCTAGTATCTACATCATATTCTTCTTCTAGACTGATGTTGTTGACATAACCCATAAAACGATTGACTGGATTACCAGTAACAGCACTAAGAAATGTACCATTAGTAGCATTAAACAGACCTCGTATAACTCTAACTGGGTTGCCTTTAATATTTGAACCAATAATGTCACTGATCATTGAATCAGGAACACCACTGATGCCTATAGTAATTTCACCGCTGGTACTGCGAAGTTCACTACTTGATCCACTGATGCTTAGTAATTTGCCTAGACCAACATAGGTATCACCACTTATGGTTGTTGATACCAGTCTATCACTGAATAGTAGAGTTGAGCCTGACAATGTAATCTTTATAAAAAGATTGCTTTCAATGCTGCCGTAACCTGTTAAACTTAAGACCGCCATTATACTACCTCTTGAAACACAAAAGGACCACTCCAACTAACTTGATTGCGACTAAAGATTGTCCACTCTGGAAACTGAATACAGCGTACTGTATAACTGTCATCACTACCTGGTGCCGTGTTATTGTAATACCAAGGAAACTTAGCGTATGGTATTGAGATTGTGGCTGTGGTAATTCTATCAAGAACTTCAGCGGCTGCAATATCTGTTCTCAACACAGTCCAAGGAATACCATCTGGTAGTTTGACTTCAAAGCGTTTGGGTTGTGTGCCACGACTAACTGCACGGACTGTGCCATCACGAGCAGTGGTTGAAGCAACCATTTTCTTTCTGTTAATGCTGATTGATTCAGCCTGATTTACTATCCATTGAAATGTCATTGTTATCTCCTAGCAGGTGTTGATTTACCACCCTGCATTGCTATTGCGTGAATGAAACTTGGATCTTTGGCAATCATCTGTTTGAAGCTCAGTGCATCAACTGCTGATATGTTATAGGTAACATTGCCGCCA